TTTTAGTTTTTTGGTTATTTTTTTTTGTACCTTTTCTCCATGTAGCAAAATTATTTGTTATAACTCCATCCATCTTTCCTTGAATAAATTCTATAACAGATTGGGCTTCATTTACATTCCATCCAAATCTTCTTAAAATTCTATCTTGAATTTCTGCTAATGTTTGTCCTTTTTTAATTCCATCTTGAACTAATTTTTCAACAAGTTTTTCTCCTGCCTCAGCCTCTATTCCTGTGAGTGCGTTATTATTTTCTTCCTTTGTCTTAGGTCTATTTCTAATAGGAATAGGAACTTCTGATGTTTCAGAATTATCATTAGTTACATTTTCCTCTGTTATATTTGACTCTTGCTTTTGTTTAATTAATTCTTGTCTTCTGTTTTCTATATTTTCTTCTGAAAGTAATACTGTTTCAGCCGCAGGGAATCCTTTCTTCTTAGCTAAAGCATTCATTTCATTATCAGCTTTTAAGCTTTCTCGAGCTTCTTCTCTTGTAACTTCAACCTCTTGGACAATATCCCCTTCCATAACAGCATCTATCTTAGCGTCTATCTCTTTAAGCTTTAGCTTTCCTGCTCTGGTGGTGTTACCTTCAAGTGCTTGCTTCTCTCTTTCTAAAGCTGTTAGTTCTGTAATAGCTGCCTCATCTGTAATACCTGCTTCTTTTAATTGTTTAGTTATAGCAGATTCTTGTCTTAACTTAGTCTTTCGTGCTTCAACAATTGCTTTTAATTCAGGATCATTTTTTATTTCCAACTTCATGCCAGCAAAAGCTTTATTGTCAGGAGTATTAATCATCTCCAACATACGAGCTCTATCTACTACCCCATCATTAACTTTAAAAACAGGTTTAGCTAATAGAGTACCATATGCATATGTTACAGGAGTTGTAGACATACCTGCTATCCCCTCAAAACCAATCTCTTTTATATCCATCTCTTGCCCTACAGCTAATCGAGCTGCGGCCTCTCCAGCAGATCCTCCTGCAGCCTCTACTCCTGCTGCTGCTAAAATACGTGCTCCTTTTTTAGCTCCCGATTTTACCATCCCACCTACTAACTTTCCACCAAGTCCAGCAGTATACCTGTCTATAATACCTATAACCGCACCTCTACCTGCAGCTTTAGCTCGTATACGAAGCATAGCTTCAGGATCATTCAGTACTTTTTTAACATCCTCTCTGGTAAACTTTAATCCTTTTTCTTTTAACTCTTCATTTAAAAATTCTGCAAATGATAGTCCTGTTTCTAAGGTAGCTCCTGCAGCACCCATTGCAAATGGTATACTTAGAAGAGCTCCAGGAATAGCACCAATACCTCCAGCCATAGCCCCGACTCCTGTAAACCCTGCAGTAGTAGCTCCTGCCGCTGCTAATGAAGCTGGATTTACCATAGCAGAAATAGAGCTTACAAATAATTGAGGAGCAAGTGTTGGGCTTTCTATAAGCCCTTTTAAAAATCCAAATATACCACCTCCAGCTGCCTCATATACTCTATCAAAATCTTTCATCTCATCTGATGGACCTGAAGCTGCCATAGCATTATGAGCTATTATAAATTCTTCTATATCTTGGTCTGAAGCAGATGTTCCTTTACCAAATATTTCTAAAGCATTATCTACAACATCTCCTTGAGCCTGACCTTGCGATCCAGCTCTCCACATGTCACCAAAGAAATCAGTAAATTCATTCTTCCCTAATGCTCTTTCAATAGCAGTATCCTCTTCACCTCTTGATAATCCACCTATTTCTTCTTCAGTTAAATCGTCAGGATAAGAAGATGAGTTTATAGATTGTTCGGGTTCTTCTTGGGTGATTATTGTTTCATCTACAACTTCATTTGAATCAACAATATTTTGTTCAGGATTTGTTGCGGAAGGCACCGATGAGCCAGGTTGTTCCACCTCTTCTGTATCTGATACCATAACTTCCTGCTCCCCAGTAGGCTGTAAATTGTCTTTTTTTTTTACCTTTATAGACCACTCTTCAAAAGGTTCTCTCTCAGCAAATGTATTATCTACAGAAGAAATCCAGTCGTATAGTTCTTGAGCATATGCAGTATCTTCGCCAACCTTTATAGACCACTCTTCAAAAGGTTCTCTCTCAGCAAATGTATTATCTGTTGCTGAAATCCAATCATATAATTCTTGTGAATAATTCTCTTCCATTATATATTTTTAAAAGTTACATCTAATTTATCGTAATCAACATGGTAATAATCACCTACTGTTATTTGAGCGTGAGGTACTTCTTGAGCCATAACCCCTTGATATATTCCTGCCCCATATTTAAATTGGTTTATGTATTCAAAATTATAAATATTATATCCGTTAGGAGACACTCCTACCTTACTTATATTTTTCTTTAATCTTACATCTGATGGCGCTCCATTTTGTGGTATTGTGCTTTCAGTTTTTGTAACACTTCTTTTTAACTGTCTATTAACAGCATCAAAAATTTGTTTAGCTATACCTGAAGTTCCACCTGTCTCTTTATTAACTGGGGCTTTATCGTTTATAGTTATATCAGTATCATCAGAAAAAACATTTGAATAAATTATAGTTTCATCACCAATAGTTATGGTTAATTCATCACCATCTATTTCGGCCTCATACTTTTTACCTGCATCATCAAGTTGAGTTTTTAAATCTTTTGGAATGAAATTACGTGAATTTATTAAATTATTAAATGCTTTTACAACATCATTATTATAATCCGCTGAAATTAAATCCGCTGATATAGAATTACCAATATTCCCTCCTTCTTTACTGGCAAAGAAATTAGTATAATTTTGCCTTCCCAGTTTTCCATCTGCTCCAGCTATTAAAACTTCATTCGGTTGAATGGTTCTCTTAATTACAGGGGCAGCTCGCTTGCTTACTATTGATCCTGTACCTACATTCTCACCAATGGAATCCTTATTACGTTTATACCAAGCATCATAAGTTCCTTTAGCACCTACAAGTTTAAATATTTCTCTATTTAATTCATCAGGAGTTTTTGCTTTACCTGTTGGATCTGTTGTTGAAATAGGATCTACTTGCAATAGTTCTCCATCTTTTCCATCTTTTCCAGGTTTTCTAACTTGAATGTTAAATGCAGTTACGTTGCCATTTGCATCTACTACTCTTTCAATGTTTTCAAGATTTTCAAAACTACTTATTAAATCTTTAGCTGCCGCCTCAGCCGCAGCAGCGTCACCTGTAACTAACATATTAACACTTTGTCCTGAAGCATCAATTTCTTCATTCAATTTTCTTTCTTTTATGGCTGCGGCACTTTCTTGATCTTTCTCATTCATCCCTTTGGTATCCACTCCTGTCTTAATATTAAGAGTTGCTCTTATTAAGTCTTCAGCATACTCGTTCCCAGCTGTTCTTTGTTCTTCTGTAACTTGTGGCACGTATTGATTGCCATTCCAAACCCATTTTATAAAAGGGTTTTTACTTGCATCACCAGTATAACCCGCATGCATATCTCCTTCATCTGCAGGGCCACCAATATAATTATTTTCATATTGAACTTCATTTACCATATTATTATCTACCATCATAACAGCTAAATCTAATGGGTTAGATGTCATTTCTTTAGCAAAAAGATTTAATGTTTCTTGAGCTTTTTCTGATCCCAAAAATTCAGACTCTGCTCTACTCCTTGCATCAGAGCGTATTGTAGCATTGATTCCATTCTGCTCAAGCATTTCTGTAACAATAACGCCTATTTTTTTTCCCTGAGCACTTGCTGCACCTGAAGCATCATATGAATTAATTTTTTGGTTTAAAAGATTTGTCAGTTCATTAGCACTTACAGATTCCCCTGGAAGAATATTTCCCTCTTCATCTGTTCGAGTATAAGCCATATTACCATCATCATCAGTAAGGAACTGCATATTTTTTAGATTACCAAAACTTGATGTTAGCTCTGCTAATTCTCTTTCTGCTTTAGAGTTAAGATTTTCATTAGTTCTTTTTGTCAATTCTTGAAACTTAGAATCCCACTGCTCTGCATTTTTTTTAAATAGAGTCCAACCAGCACTTTGATTAGATTTAAATTTCATTAAATCATTAGGCTTAATTTTACCAGCCCTCATTAATGCTGCCTGTCTGGCAAGTTTATCAGCACTCTGTTGAGATGAGTCTAAGGCAACTTGTCGTAAAGTTTGAGAATCATATTCACCAATATCATTAAGAGCTACCCTCTGCTCTTCAATGTTTTTTTCTAAAAGATCTTTTCTCCCCTGTCTTTCATCACGAATTCCTTCAAATGTTTTTGTAATTTTAGAAGCTTGTGCACCCCAATCTACCTGTGTTTTGGGGTCTTGCCTTTCGTAAACATCAAAGTCTATATTTCTTTTACTTGGTATTGCCATGTTTAGTTCTTTTTATATTTACCCACTCCTCTTCTTTTCTGATCCCTCTCAAAGAATTTAGCATCACGTGCAGCTTCCCTTTCACTCATTAATTTAGCAGGAGTACCATCTTCTTTTTTAAAAATTTTACTATCTTTCTGGAAATCTTTATCATTTTTATACAATGGAACTATTGAAGCAGCTGATTTTAAACCACTTGTAACAGAATTAATTCCAGAGTTTATACTTTGTGCTCTAAATGCATCCGAATCTGCTCTTCTTTGGTTTTGCTCCCTGGCATTAGCCACATCCATCTCAATAAGTTGTTGGTTTATAGAATCTTTAGATTGAGCCTTCATCATATTTAAGTCTGAAATTTCCTCACCCATTTCGATACGTGTTCCTTCTGCCGCATTTGTAGCTTGAGCACCTATTGCTCCAACCCCTGCCGCTAAACCTCTTGCATCACCTTCTTGAAGAGCTTCTACAGATTGAGTTTGAGTTTGTAAGTTATTTTCAAACTCTGCTTCATAGGCATCTAAGGGAATTGCTAATCCTGAGTAAGCATCTTTTTCTGCTCTTCGTTTAGCGTCTGCCATTGCCTCAGCAGCTGCTGTATCTGCTTGCTTAGATGCTTCTTTTGCATCCGATGCTGCCTGGAAGGATTGCACTGCTGAAACTCCCGAACCTACTATTCCTATTACTGCTGCTGTTACTGCTGCCATATTATATTTTTTTAATCATTTCATGGGTGTAGGTAGCACCCTCAATAAAACCTACCTTTTTATATACATTAACTAATGGTTTATTTTTTATTAATGCATATATATATTTTTTTCCTAATCCTTCAGCCTTATCACTTATAGTTTGAACTAATAATTCTAAGCCATCCTTCCTGTTTTGTCTATCTAAATAAAATCTATTAGATATAATCCAGTCACACCATACTGCTTTTGAATTAGTTACATACATAAAGCCTGCACATACTGGAGTATCACCATCATAAACCATAAAACCACCCATCCCATCTTCAGGTAAAAAGTCTTTGGATGGTGGGTCCCACCTCCAATCTCTCCACCACCTACACAGAATATCTTCATAGTCTGTTTCTTTTAGTGGTTGTATATTTAATTTCATTTATGCAAAGATAGTAAAATTCTAAGGAAAACTTTTCATTACACTACTACCGACTGAAAATAATTCAACAGTATCAGTATTGGTATTTTCAAGTGTAAAGTGTAAGTAATATCCTCTTGCACCATGAGACTCTGCAACTGAATTTTTTAATCCTAAACAAAAGTTTCCAACAAGTGGAACAACACCTGCAGAATTTATAGTAATAGATGGTAGAGTAACTACCCCTGTAGCAATATTTGTTGTCTTTTTTCTAACAATATTATCAATAGGACCTATCAAAGTAGGAGCTCCAGATACAGCAGGTGGTGCTGAATTAACAACTTGATAAGCTATATCTCCTACACTAATTATACTTCCTAAATCATCTAAGTCAAACGTCACAACAATAGCGCCTATAGGGCCTGTAGCACTAAGTATAGTCCCTATACCAGCTGATGATCTTGCTTTAAAGTTTACTGATCCATCATTTTCCCTTAAGAATGTAAACCACTCTCCTTCTTTTTGTACAAAATAAGTAGACAGCATTGACCCTTGACTTAAGTCTGTAAACAAAGAAGTACATTCCCATTTATCATCAGACTCATAAGACATAGTCTTAAATAATTTAATAGTCATAGCAGCCTCATTAAACACAGAAGTTATAGTAGAGTTGTACTGTACTCCATAATAGTTATTACGCAATACATTTGTATTATGTCTATATAAATTACCTCCCGCCCAAGTATAAAAGAAACCATTCATCCCCACCATATAATCTGCTAAGTAAGAATAGAAGGATGGCCACCCCTGTACGTCAGGGCTATATGTTAATGTTGTTGGTGGATAATATTGTTTTGGCATATTTATTTATTTATTATGGGCATCCTACAAGTGCAGTTATAACTCCATCACTTGAGACTGTCATTATTTTATGTGGCCCTGCTGGTCCCCCAGCCACTGCTGGGAATCTTGCAGGATAATCACCTGCAGGTAAAGGAGTTACTCCGTCTTCATCTTCAAATACCCAGTCATGAACCTGTAAATTTTGTGCGTCTAATCCATCAGCTGAATGAGGAGATGCTGTATAAAAATCAGTAGTATAAGCTTGGCATATACCACCTAAATCACCACGATTTTTTAGAGATAATTTAACAGGGCAAAATACTTCCATATCCCAAATAGTACTGGCGCAATTACCTCTTATAACTAAATCAACAGTCTGAGGTAAAGCATTAGGTTTAGGTACAACCATCATAGAATAACCAGGGCTATTATTTCCAGGTGAAAGGGTAAGATCTATAGCTTGTCCTGGATATTGATTAGTACCTGTGTAAGGTCCCATTGTAATTGATATACCTTGATTATCAAAAACACCAGTACCAAAATTATATGCATATGTTCCTCCTGTATAAGTTCCTCCACTTGTCCCATTTGCATTATCCATTGTAGGATTACAAGGTCCGTTTGGAGGTGGAGTACCACCAGCAAGTACTGAACCTATCATACCTTGTAAATATCCATAGAATTTAGAGCTATATTCAGAAGCAGTAACACCGTCATAAGTCCATGTGCATCTGTCAGGCTCAACCTGTGGCATAAATCTAATTATAGTAGCTCCAGTTATAGATCCCATATCAAATGTTACACTATAATCACCTGGGGAATTTGCCGATCCTCCATTAATAGACGCTGGTGTCCCGCAAGCAGGCATAGGAACACAAGCAGTATTACAAGCAGATAATGTAGAATACTGACCTAAACCTGTCCCTGGATCTATACAGTTTCCTCCAACACAATCAAATGAAATAGGTGGAGTACAAGCAGTATTACAAGCAGATAATGTAGAGTATTGACCATTTCCTGTTCCTGGATCTAAACAAAGGAAAGTTACAGGATCACAATCCCAAGATGGAGGTGGAGTACAAGCAGTATTACAAGCAGCTAATGAAGTGTATTGACCTAATCCTGTCCCTGGATCTGAACAAAGGAAAGTTACAGGGTCACAATCAAATGATTCAGGAGGAGTACAAGGAGTAATTGACCTAACTACACCAGGTACTCTCGCTCCAGTTTCTTGAACATCGTTAAATGTAAGTCCTGGTGCTGGCCAATCTGAACCCCTAATTTGACCAACATAATCTTCAGGAGGTAATGTATTTATGTCACCTCCTATAGTAGCAGCAGCTACATCTTTATATTTTCTGGGGCCAACTTGTACAGCCCAATCACGAACACCTAAACCATCATTGGCATCAAACTGAGTTTTATAAACACCAACAGCTACAGGAGTTACTCCATATTCATCTTCAAACACCCAATCTCCTAATCCTAATACTCCTTTTGGCTGACCTGAAGGAGGGGTGTCAGGAAATTTATCTCCATTAAAATAAGAAGAATTAGGGTTAGCATTACCCCAATTATCAACAGGAACATGATAAATAAATTTATCTAATTGGTAAGAACAAACACCTTTTCTATAAACATCATAAGGCACACCTGTTTGTGCAAATGCTGTTACAGCATCTTGTCCTGTAGTAAGATTTTCTATTGTTAACACAGATCCAGAGGAAGCAACATTTGTTACTCTCGCATAGAATCCTGTTGCGGGGTCTTGAACTAAATCTCCTATACTAACACCTACTGGTGGAAATAGAATTGGATTATTAAAATTTACACCAACAGTATCGTCTGTTAATTTACCATTTAAACATGGAAGTGTATTAGGAAAAGGACCACAAGAAGTTGTGCCAGAACCCATAAGAGTAGTATAAAGTGGTGTTTTAGAGGCTTGTCCAGCTTGAGATTGATCAAATTCTAAAATCCCAAACTCAGTTGAGCATGGTATTTTTTCTAATAGCTCTGGACATTGAATATCAATTGCCCACAATGTTGAAAAACAAGGTCCAGTAATAGTTAATGTTACTATATTACTACCTGGATTAGGTGGAGCAGGGATTACCATTGTTGCATTTCTTGTTTCCATACCTCTAATAGCCCAATTAGAACTACTTGTACCCGTAACTCCAGGAATTCCTGGAGCGAATGATTGTAAATTTGGAGCTAAAGGAAGGTTAAGATTATAAGGACTTGAGGGAATTCCTAAAGGGGTCCCATTAGAACAGTTGTTAAATGTTTGATCTGAACAATTCCAACTTAATAATGTAGAATCAAATAACCCATTTGAGCTTGTATTATTACTTAATCCTGTAAAAGTTCCTAAAAGACCTGTAACTGTAGAGGGAGCAAAATTATTATTTGCTATAATATAATCAGTATATAAGGTTCCAGTTGAATTAAAACCATTACTTCCAGTACTCGCATTTAAAAATTGTGTCGATTGATTGTTAAAACAAGGCAATGGCGGTTTCCATACTTCTCCATCAGCAACTCCAATAAGTCCCGTCATATAGCCTCCTAATAAACTACTATATTCAGAAGCAGTATTACCATTATATTCCCAAATACATTGATCTGGAACAGGAAAACCATTTACATTTGACATTCCAGTATTAAAGGTAACAATACTCGCTCCTATTTTGTTTCCAAAACCAATATTAAGTGTATATGTACCACCAAGCCCTCCAGGGAAAGTAATAGGATCTTCACAAGGAATTACACATGAGTCACAAGGAACAGCACTTAATAAAACACCGTTTAAAATTTGCCTAACTACACCCCCAAAAACATACCAACCGTCAGGGGATGGAGTTGTAAGAGCAGAATTACTAAAAAATGCAGTAGCTGAAAAGAAAGAAGTTCCGTTCCAATATACTTGAGTTTGATTATTACACGAAGGATTTGACATTCTATTTTATTTTATTTTATTATTTATTAAGGACATACTCCTGAACCTATTACTTCACCATTAACACCTATTTGAATCCAATTTTTAGGAACTGTAGTCGTTACACCAGGTGTTACGATGTAGAAACCATTACTTATATAATTACCAGCATCACAAGCAGTTGAATCAAATACAATATCTCCTATTGTTGGTATTGATCCTGAACCATTAAACCCTAATTGACCAAGATTACCTGGACCATCAGTATCTACACTACATACTTGGGCTTGGCTTCCAGTAGTCTCGCTAAAGAAAGCTGTTGGACATGGTAATGTACAGTCACAACACGCATCTTCAAGGCTTGTAAAACAGTAACATACTGTTTGATTACTTTCAAAAACAAACTCCCAAACTAAATATACATATTGATTCCCAAGTGGCATACTAAATGCGGTCTCAGTTGTTTGGAATATTCCAGCTGATGGATTAGTATACACACCACCCCCCGCTACAGTTGAAGCCGCTAACAATGCATTTATATCTGCAGTACTATTAGTGTACAAAGTATTGGAAGATAATATTTTAAGTTTATGAAGATTTGGATCAAAATTAAAATTATCAGGATTTATTTGCTGAGTTCTAAGTGTTACATCTGAACCGTCATATGGATAATTACCTATACCTCTAACACCTGTATTTGACTGATATTCAGAAGGCTGAGGTATAACTAATATTGAAGGAGATATTCCTGTAAAGGGACTGACATATGATCCGTCTGTCCAGTTATAATTAGTGTGTATAGTTTGAGTATCATAATTAGGTGAGTTAACCACTACCTGTATAATTGTTACAGGAATTTCAGGAGCACACTCTACTGTAATTTCATAAGTACTTGCTACTGAAGCTACAATTTCTACTTCTGCAATTTTTGGAGTATTAGTTGTTTTTGCAAAACTAAAAGTTGAAGTTGATGCTGGAGTTAAAACTCCTGAACTATAGACCACTCCATTCCAAGTTACATTAATAGTAATACTACCTGAAGTTATAGTATAAGGCAAATTAATATCTCCTATACTTAATCCTAAATCAACATCATAAGTAAGAGTTCCAGAATTCCCTAATTGACTAATAGTAGTACCACAAGGAAGTTTAGATTTTGGTCTTGGAACTGATTCATTATTTATAGTTAATACATACTCATTCATGTAAGGATCGTAAGCACCTAATTTTTGGCTTGTTAGAGTAGCGTTGAATCTATCTCTAAACCATGAGTTCATACCATAACGAGAAACAATTTCAATTTGATCATTACCTCTATCTGACCCTCTTAAACTAACAACAGATCCTCTTTTAGCATCTGTAAAAAATATGTGTTCTCCCCAAACAGCAAAACTTTCAGGATTAAAACTAATACCAAATTCTTCTATCCTTGCTATCTGTGTTCCTAAAACCTGAGGTACAGATGCAATAGCGCCACCACCCGTAGAGTCTGTAATAACATTTTTACCTGTTAATACATAAGATATCCTGTCTTCTTGTAAGACTAATATATCTGTCTCTCTGGAATGTAATATTTGTATAGGTCCAAATGAAGTTTCTAAGTCTTTATAATTAACTAATCCTAAATTAAATTCATTTAAATTATTAGAATTATTAGAATCACTATATACCCCGCTATATGTCATTCCAGCAAAACGATCTGCCTCTTTAAAATCTTGATTAGAAACAGCTAAAACTCTTTCTCCTAAGTTAAATGTTTTTCCTGCAGGGTTATCATTAATCCTAAAACTCTCTACACCATTACCAAATGTAAAACAGTTTATAAAATCTAAGTTTGTAATTAAAGGAATATTAGGAAAAACTTGATCTTGCCCTCCATCATCAAAAGTATATGTATTAGACCCTGGTACAAAAGTTCTATCAGCCATGTGGTTTCGAGTACCACCTGGAGTAGCAGATTTAATTTCTAATAAATCTGAAGCATCATAAAATAAATTTGGATCAGCATCTAAAGGAACTGTCTCCCACACTAATAATGAACCTCCTCTTGTTACTTCAATAAGAGTCTGACAGTGACCATTATAATATTCTGTCCATTCCCAACATCTTGGTATACCACATGAGTTTACGAAATACATTCCTCCATTTGATGATTGTCTTACCTTACACACAGCCATAAATGGATTATTAACACATCCACCACCAGCAAGAGCAGGATTAAATTTAATGTCCGTTTCAAAACATGTAGACGCATTAACACAATTCATTTGGCTTTGTAAATCATCACCTACTGACCATGCGTGAAAATTTGGATAGTCAGCTGTTGATACAAAACTTTTGTCATATTTTAATTTTTTACTATCACACTTACCTCCTCCACCTCCTCGCCAGTTACTAATTTTTATTCTAATACTTGACCCAGCAGGAATATCATAAGGTATTTTTACTGCTGGTGTTTCACTCTCATTAAGAGAATAATTATTAATACACCCTGAAGAATATTTATTACTTCCTTTACTGTCTTTTGCATCTTTGTTTTTTGCTGATCTAAAGTAATTTTGTTGAGTAGATTCAATAGTCCAACCCCCTGGTTTAAGCAACATATATAATCCTTTTAAAGAATTTTTTGTAATACCCTGAGAACTAAAAGATTCAACTGCTAATACCGTAGCCCTCTCCTCATCTAAAACAGGGCCTGCTGTATCTACTTTTACTATAAGCTCATCACCTACTTTTACTAAATTCTGATTATTACCATCCAACTTAAACCATACTAAACTTGGGTCGTTAGCATTAGCTACATTAGATGGATCTTTTCCAGAACCATCTTGAGGGTAAAATATATTAGAGAATATAGTAAAATAAGTACCCTCACTTGGTTTAACTACAAACTTATATTTTGTAGCCCAGTATGGAGGTTGATTATCAAGAGTTACTTTTATTTTATTTTTATAAACAGATGTTGATGGATCAAAAAAAGTAGTATTATCATTACTTACTAATACAGTAGAAGCTCTACCCTGATCATCCATATAAACAATCCCTGTCTCATAATCTCTATTAGAGTGTAAACTACCTTGATCAGCGGTTAGAAAGTATCCAGCAGTACATCCATACGATACAAAATTATAGTATATATATTCTGAAGTTGTTCCATCATAATATTGAGTAGCAGGAAGAGCAATACTAAATCCATCTGGAGTAGTTGCATCAGAAATATATGTAAACCCCTGTGGAGAACAAGAAGATGTTCCTGCCCCTCCTGAAAATACTTGATAGTCAGCGCCTGACACCTCTAATAATGCTACAGCATCATCTAACCCATTAGGTGTAAATCCAGATACAGTATTTATTAAAACCAAAGTATTAGTACCTATTGGAGCTATAGCTTCTGCAGTAAACCCTGTTGTATTGTCTTTAACTATATCTCCTACAGCAATACCATTTGGTGGAAATTGAAGTGGATCAGTAAAATCTACACCAGCAGTATCATCTGTTAATACACCAGTAGAGCATAGAATTGTGTTAGGTGCAGGACCACAAGAAGTTGTTCCTGAACCCATAATAGTAGTGTTACATAGTACAGGAAATGTTGCTGGAGTACATGCGTCTGCAAAATCTCTACCACCATTTATTAATTCAAAAGCAGTTCCTGGAATTATTTCTGTTGCCTCTCCATAAAATTTATCTGATAATGTCGCTCCTGAATCAGAATTATTACAAGGATAAAGTTCTTCCATTGGACCTAATCCTTGAGCTACAGACCCTCCTATTCTATCCCTAAAGGATTGAGAAGCACACACAGAGGTCATATCTGCATAAACTTGATCTGCAATAAATGTCATGCTTATAGTAAATGGAGATTGCTGAGAATATCCACCCGCTATTGATGTAGTTGTAGCTATTTCAAATCTAAAATTAAACACTGTTCCTATTGGTATTCCACCTGCTATATTAGCTGCTGATAAATCCCATGTAAGAACAGAGTCTTGTCCAGTGTTACCTGGCCCTATACTGTAAGCTGAATTAGAAAGAACAGGATTTGTAGCTCCACCATCGCCTATTGTTTCTCCTGCAATATCTTCTGAAAAAGGTTGTGTATTATATACTATCCTTATTTCATTTCCATCTGGAGCGTCTTTAATATCATATCCATCTACAAAGTTACCATAGACTAATCTATTACCTTGAATAGTTTGAGCTTTAGCAATTCTTGGTACGTTATCATATAATCTTAATAATTCATCTGACCCTAATGTGGTGTATATTTCACTGTTATCAAATAGAATTGTTTGAAAGTCATTATTTGACCATCCTTCATCTGATTTATTATATCTTTTAATTACATATATAACATTACTTGTAGTCTGCTTATAAAGTAAATCTACTTCTACTACTTGTTTTGGTCCTGTAGAAAAGGTAACATTACAAGCATTGAACCTATTAAACATACCAGCATTTAAATAGTTTTGAATACTAAATTGAAATGATTCGGGTTGAAATGCTGGAACTGAAAATAAAGATATAGCACTGTATCCTCCGTCCTCATATCTATACCTGTATGCAAAAGATAAAAATCTTGTTCTTATATAATTTTCCTCTCCTCCTACAGGTATTGCATTAGGGAATAAAGGGTTGCTTTGTGATGGCGGTGGAATATCAAGTAATTCTACATGAGGTGTTCCTAAAGGAGCAACCTGCAAAGGAATAAGTGTTGGATCAGGATCGTAGTATTCATACCCTGGTGGCTTTACAATTACACTAATATCTTCTTCTACTAACTGATCTATATTTGCAAAAGGCTGTAAATATCCTGGTGGTGATTTTTGTACATTTATAACTCTTGGAGGATTTAAATCATCAGTAAAAAATAAAAGATTTTCTATTTTACTAACTCCTGTTATTAAAAACTCTTTATCAAAATTTAAAACAGAGGTACTAATAACATGATATATTAAAGTAGAAGTGTCTGTATTATAAGAAACTATTAAATCTACTTTTCCTGTTACTGCAGAGTTTGTATTATTAGGGTCATTTATAAACCAGTATAGAGTCTCATTAACACCATCCTCATAAACCCCTATAGTTCTTGCTGCAGAACTTAAAGTGGATCCAGCATACTGAACATCTGCAAGAAGAGTATTTCCCTTAGAGTTCTCTACAGCCCCTATTTCAGTGCCCTCAGTAGATCCTAACCTAACATTTAAAGCATCTACATATTGTCCTTGTGGAACTAACCTTTCGTCCACCGTTTTATTCATCTTCCCAGCTATGAAATCAGTACGTGATTGTGCCATATTATTTTATCAATTTATTCTGACCCCTCATATTCATTAGAAGCCTCCCTGGGTGTATATTACTTAATCTTATTTTAGCATTTCTTAATAAAGATGATTTATCTTTTCTTGCTCTATTGATAATATATTCTTGAGCTCCATGTCTACTATTTAAAATAGCGTATTTAATATATGCATATATAAAATCTTCAAACATTTTATTTACACTCACGTTTGCATCATCACCGTTCTCCATTCCATCAGAAACATATTCTAATACCACATACTTACCTGACATTACTGATGTAAAATTAATTACACCTCCTTTTTTATTAATACTAAAAGTAGGATTTATATTGGCAGTTTCTGTATTTAATCCGAATCTTCCTTGCACATTATAATCAAAACACCAATTACCATCTACATTCCATCCCATCTGACCATTATAAGGACCACTACCTAAATACATGTTTTGTTGTTTACCAGCCAACCTTTCTATATCAAAGAAAGAATCATGAGGTTTAATAACATTTCCATCTATATCAAATAATACTTTACAGTCATGATCTTGCAAATAAGCTCCACTCCAATTGGTTTGAATATTTTCTGTTAAAGGAAATAACATTCCATCTCTCATTTCAGAAATTCTTACCCAGTTAACATAGTCTGGTGGTAATACAAATCTTAGCTGATCACAAACTTGTAACTCTAATATTTTTATTTCTTTCATCGCATCATAGTTCAATTCTTGAACGCCTCTCTTTGCATGAAATAATACTTGATAACGATTAATATTATTTATAATTTCATTATTACCTTGATACATTAACATAAAGTTATTTACAATATTTTCTAATGTAACATATTGATAAGAACCCCAGTTAGCGTCTTCAGGAACTATTCCTCCGTTTTCGTAATATTGATAATCTGTAATATATGCCATAGTTAACTTGTTTCTTGTGTATCGTTACCTTCTTCAGTTGCCCCAAAATTATAAACATCAGCCTCTCTAATTTCTATTCCTACATACTGACAAATTTTTGCTATTAACGTAGGCTCATCAGAATCTGGTAATTCAAACTCTTGAAAGTCAGATTGTGTTGGATCAAATTGTGGCTCTCCTAATCCTAAATTTAAGTATGTCCATCTTGGAGAAAGTGGATACCTTACATATTGAGCTTGTATATCTCCAGCATTTAAAATTGTAGAAGGATATATAGTAACTATATTACCACCTAATACATATGCTGGATAAGTTTTAGTTGGTGCTGTTAACATAGAATTAGTTAACAAAAATATTTTATTTTGACTTACTCGTTCCACCTCCCTAATATTAGTGTTAGAATATATTATATAAGATTCTCCAATAACATTAAATATATTATCACTTAAAGTTATTTGAGTTGTACTTACAACTCCAGTAACATAAGCTTGTTTTAAGGTAGTTGTGTTTACTATTAACGATCCTATTTTAGGTGTTGGAGATGATGCTGGTATTGTATTCCATCCTACAGCATTAAAATCTACCAATGAATTAGCAAGTACAGTGGTTGCAGTTCCTGTGAATAGAGGTGTAGAATAATAAAATAATTTATTAATTAAATAATAATCATTAGGTAAACTATAAGTATTAGAGATATTTTGAGCTAAAAAAACTTGATTTGAAAATCCATCTATTACTTCAACTAAACCCTTAGTTATATTTGCATATCCTGTTCCTGAAGTTCTTCCATTCTCTCTATTAATCCAATTATTATATGAATAAAAATAGTCCTCAAACATATCCATTTGAGCTTGTTTAGCATAAAGGTTAAAGTCTTGAGGAGATATATATCCGTAGTTATTTTTATTCGCTATTGCTAATACAGTATTTCTTACTTCATTTATTGATGCCGCCATATTATTAAAACATTTTTACAAAGATAATAAAAAAAAAGAGGCCCACTTTATTTGTAGGCCTCTCTTTATTTACTGATACACTTAAACTAATTAAGCATTTACAATACTTGTTACAGCTTTAGGTAATGCAATAGCATACATTGGTCTTGTCCAGCTTGTAACTAAAGCAGCTTCAGCAGCATCAGCTATAGCAGTGTAAACATTGTGAGCAACTTGTGCTGCAGTTGTTACTGTAGTAGCAGTTCCATCCATGTACTTAATCACAACTGTTGTTGCAGTTGCACTTGCTGTACCGATTGATTTTACTCCGTTAAGACTAATTAATGCATTAGTAATAGGAGCGTTTGTAACTTTGATAAATTTTTCCATTTTATAAAAAGGTTTTAATGGGTTAATAAAGTGCAAATGTAAACAAAAAAAAGCACCCTTATTAGGATGCTCTTTCTGAGTTATAATTAGAAATTTTTATTTCTTTTTTTTCATTGTATTAGATAATAGCTTATATGTTTCTACACCATCATCTGTTTGAAAGTAAGAAGAAACAATATCTTTAGGGTCTTCCCCGTAAGGTACTGTTAACATTTTACTTTTATTTTTTACCAAGTTAAAGTACACATCTCTATTTTGATTTTTCATCATAAGATACCCTACTCCAAAAAATTGAACTACATCATCATAAATTTGTAATGCAGGATCATTTAATACATCAATAAATTCTTCAGGATAATTTCTTGAGAAAACTAATATATCTCTTTTAAGTTCTGCTGTACTTAAATTATCTGCTCCTGCCCCTATAAGAACTCTGGATACAGTTTCAAGCATTGCTATATCTAAATCTCTTGCTAAAAGTTGAGCATCTAAAACTAATTCTTCAATTTTTAATTCTTCAGCTGCATCTTTTTTGTTGTCTATTTCTTCAAATATCATTCCATTTCCTGGATGATAAGATAAAAACTCTTGAAGAACTTGATTTGATCTATCTACATTTAAAAATCCATCTTCAAATACAACAGGCTCTAAAATAGCATTTCCATCTTGCTCATCTTCAAATGGGCTTTTCTGATTCCTTGCGTAACGAAGTGGTCTGTTGGTATTAGTATCTTCATCAAAATAAAGTAATGAGGATCTTTTATTGTGGTTTGACGCTAACATAAAACACAATGGTGCTACGTCTCTTTTTAATCTGTACTGTCTTGAAACAGCGGTTGTTGCTTTTTTCATTTTATTATAATTTAATTAAATTTAAAAAAAGGGGAGGATTTCTCCTCCCCGAATTATTGTTATTTATTAATCTCTAAATAAGAAGAAGTTGTTTGCACCTAAAGTACATACAGCTCTTTCAGATAAGAAATTAACAGTCATTGCATCTAAAGAAGATGTTCTTGCTCCACCAGCTGAACCAGTGATCCAAGTTTTG